TTCCAAAGAGTCCGGACCATTCTCCATTGCAAAGGTGAGAGGTCCTGTGCTTCGTCAATAAATAATACGTCAAAAGTCGGTGAAATATCTTGTTCAATAAATTGTTCCAGCATGTCATCATAATCTACCAGACCTTTTTCTTTTTTATATCTTCTAAGTTCTTGATCTAAAAGATATAATAGATCTCGCTCTATATCTAGAGTGTGTCTATAGTTATCGTATTCGTCTAATACGTCAACACCTTTTACTCTAGCTTTGTTAATTATTCTTAAATATTCATTGTCAGAGCTAAAAACCCCGTCTTCTTCGCTGTGCCACGCTGACTTAATAGGAATGCCACATTTTAATCCAAACTCTCTGTAGTCAGTGTGTTTCATTACTCTTTCTTTACTTATGTTAAGTGATCTAAATGCTAGTGAGTGCAATGTTCTAAAATATGGAATGTCTTTTGCATCCAACAAAAATTTTTCTTCTGCTCTGTGCTGTGCTTCGTAGGCAGCTTTACGTGTAAAAGAAAAGTAACCTATCTTTTTTATATCTACGCCGTCACGTAAAAATTCTTCCACCAAACCTAATAGTGTAGTTGTTTTACCTGTTCCTGGTGGTCCTAGTATTATTGTTTTCATTTATACTTTAATATCTCCGCTGTTAAATCATTTGCTTCTTTAGAGTTATCGTGTCTATCCGGGTGAATAAATTTTAATATTCTTTTAATAAGATCTCTTGGAAGATCATTAGGATTTATTTCTGGCTCTGCTGTTTGTTGTGCTTTGTTATAATTTTCATTCCAAAATTTATCATAAACAAAAGCTTCGGCCATTCGCCCTTCACCAGTTTCTGTAATGAACATATTATGTATAACAGATTTAGGTAACCAAAACTCAACTCCATCAACCGCTAACAGAATTGCTTTCTCTGTTTCTCTAACTATTTCAAACTCTTTGTGTATGTTTGCCATTAAAAAGGTACCTCCTCATATTTTATGGGACTAATAGAAGGGTCTAATTTTTTCATAGCCTTAATCTTTATCAGTCTTATGTTTTGATTTTTTATCTCTTTCCTGACCTCAGTCACAAAAATATCTGGCCGTCCATCCTCGCCATCTAACTGTTGTATCATGTTGGTTGTCTCCATACGTTTTGCTTCCCAGTTATTTCTTTTTGCAAAAGCATAGAAGTCATCCATTCTAAAATACGTAAACCCTTCGTCTGTCCACGCCATCTTGTTAACTATATCGTCTGCTGTTCTTGCTTGAACTCTGTTAACTGTAAACTGTTGTAATAATCCAACCAATATATCCCTTGGTTCAGAAGACTTTAATGGCTGTACAGTCTGTATGTTTGCAAACAATTGCTTCAAATAAATTTCTTTCCAGTCTCTCAGCTTAGGTGTAGTTACTATGATTACCTCTGCTTTATCCATAACCTCTATACAAAATAAGTTAGGGTTGTGTAATTGTTCCTTTGTTAGTTCTACTCGTTTACCATCTACATCTAAAAAATATTGTGATGGTGTTGATGCTATTTTAGTTAGCGTTCCTAACTCTGGCATCTCTTCTTCACCATAACCTACACCATGCTTCTTTGTTCTACATCTGGCAGGATTACAAACAGAACAAATAGGTTGTTCTTTACATCTATATCTGTCGTAATCTTTTTTGTTCATAGATTTAAGTGTTACTTGAACCTCTTGATAACTTAGTGGTGGGTCCATATATTTCATATTGTACTCACCAACTTTATTTTCCCACTCATCCGGAAAAGCTTTTTTACAAAACACAGCAACGTTAAATAAAGCATTGTTCCTGGAGCCCTCGCCAAAACCTTGCTCTGCTAATTTATTTAAACACGGTGGACCATCAGGAAAAGCTTCATCCCTTTTAACTTTTTCTTTTGGGTTAGTATTAATTGCTTGTATTTCTTCTTTTGTTTGTGCCCATTCATCATAGATATCAAAAAACTCTTCTAGTTTTGCAGCTTCACCACCAGCTTTAAATGTGTATCGTAAACCTTTGTGTCCTTCGTGGTATGGCAAGTTTAAAAAATTACCAGTGTCCCCACGATCCATAAATATTTCTGTTTGTTTTGGAAAAATTTCGCTACCTTCAAAATCCAATGCTTTTGCCATTGCTTTTAGTTTTGACTGCATCAACCCTGCAGGTATAAACTCTTTTGCAAATAAAAATAAATGTGCACCACCTGACTTTGATCTAAATGTTACCAAAGGAAAGCCCATGCCTTTGATGTTTCTCATCAAAACTAAGTGATCTAGATTATATACATCTACATCTATACACCCCCACTTACACATATTATTTTCGTTAATAGGTATTATGCCAAGTGCAGGATCCTTACCATCTAAATGATCTTGCCATAAGTTATCTGTAACTGGAGCTCTTTTTATAAAAGCTTTAGCAACAGCTTTTCCTTTTTCTGTTACCTCACCAGTAAGTTTCATAATGCCATAAGCACTATTATTACCTTCAAATATATTTTTAAATTTCTCTAACATATCTTTCTATTTCTTTTTCCTAGCAGCAACTGGACCTCTGTATCTATCATTAGCTGTATTGTAATAACCTTGACTACATACAGCTGAGCAATATCTCTTAGTCTTTTGCCACTTAGTTATACTAAATTCTTTACCACAGGTTTCACATTTTTTAAACATTTCTTTTTATCTCTTTCTTTTTTTTGTCTTATAGACTCTTGCATACTAATTTCTAGCAGTTCATTTTCTGTTTGCCACTGCTCATCAAACGTTTTAGACTCCGAAGGGCCCTTGAAAGGGGGAGTTTTCTTGGGCCCTTCAGCCATGATTAAAACGGTACGTCGTCCGATTTTTTGGACGCTTTATCGTCTCCACCATGTTTTACTTCAACACTACCCACAGTGGAAGCAAACTGTTTAGCGGCCTCATATACACTTTTATCTTGTATTGGACCTACCTTAGACACACTCCAACCAAACCAAGTTCCCTTGTCATTTGATTGTTGTACTGTCTTAAGATTATACACGTGACTGTAAGCTGCCGGCGTGAATAGACCTTCCTTACCTTGAAGTTTGATACTATTCATCATCGAGTTCCAGTTCCTACTTACTTTTAACTGTGTAGACTTCATAGTGATCACTGCTGTTTGCAGATCCTCAGTCAACACAAAGTAAGAGGCTGTGTTTTCTAGATAGTTACCATTAGGTAATCTATCTTTCCAGTCAGCACCCCTTGTAGCTTCTTTTATGATGCCACTGCTAACTGGGTGGATAGCAACAGGAGCACTTGTGCCCTCGCCTCTATCACTCCACTCAACATACTCTCGTTTGTATCCACAAACGATTACATTGAGTCCCTTCTCACCATCATATGTCTGCTTAGTCACGGTATTAAATATCATACCTGGTTCAGCACCTTCTACATACTTGGCGTCCCGTTTGTTTGTCTCGGGTGACAGCTGTCCTAGCACACGTAAGAAAGGCATCGCAAAATCATCGCGATCCATTCCCTGCATACCAGCAGCTTTATCTTCCTCAAACATACTCGCTAGAGCTACGTCTGATTTTTCTTTTTTACTTACTTGATTCATGGTTCGTTTCTCCTTGTTTCATGATTCATTTTTTCCGGCTGATTTTAGTTTTATCTTTTACAAATAAATGAAAAGAATCGGAAGGCATGTCGAGGCCGGCCTCGACACGCTCCCTATAGAGCGCCCTTAAAGTACTAGGCTCAATCTTTTGATCTTGACTGGGCTCGTACCCTTTGGACACTGCAAGGTCCAGGAGTTCCTGTGCCTTGTTATCTTCGCCTTTTCCGAACGATACGGCAACTTGATTTTTAATCAAATCACCTAGTTCGTTTTCTCGAAGCCATTGATACGCTGACTCTTTGTTTTCTTTATTAACAGTACAGCTATAGGTTTTCATAACCTCTATAGAACTGCCGTCAGCTAATTTCAGAGTAGATAATCCCTGCTCCGCGAGCATATTGGGTATGATCTCTGATGCAATCTTATCTGCTTTTTCTTTTACTTTTCTTAGTTCTTCTTCTTTAGCAGCTATATCATCTTCTAAAGCTTGAAGTTCTAAACAGTAACCAGATAGTTGCTGAATATCTGTTTTCTCTATTACTTCTTGTTGATCTTGTTCAAGATCTTGCATTGTTAATGTTGACATATTAAAATCCTCCTACCATACCTCCGGTGCTGAAGCTCATTCTTCCACCGGAGGGTTCCCCATCAACCTCTATTTTCTCATAAAGATCAAAGGTTAACGGGTAATATCTTTTTTCTTGTCTATCCCACTTTAGCATGTTGAACACACCTTGTGTTATATCACTAGCTATAGCTGTTGATAGTCCTATAATAGAAGGATCACCAGTGCATAAAATGAAATCTCTTGGTTTAAAATCTCTTAAGTTTTTTCTCATTTTTCTAATAAAAGGAGCAGAACTAAATAACATCTGTGAGTTTTCTGGTAAACAAATAACCAGATAACCAAAGTCAGATGCAGATAAAATATTTATATTTTGAGGTGGGTGTTGTAATACATACACCATAGGTTCTTCTGGGTTTTTCTTAATAAACTCCAGGAATTCAGCCAATTGTTTAGGCCGGTATAGTTCAAATAATTTATTTCTCATAATTTTCTTTCTGTTTATATTGACATCAATATAGTTATGATTATATAAGTGTCAAGTAAGAAAGTAAAATAAATTATGATAAAAGATTATAGGTTTAAAACCAAGCCATACGCGCATCAGCTAGAGGCATTGGAAAAATCATGGGCTCAAGATACTTATGCCTTATTTATGGAAATGGGTACAGGTAAATCTAAGGTCCTTGTTGATAACATAGCTATGTTATATGACAGAGGCGCGATCCGCGGTGCATTAATAATTGCACCAAAAGGTGTGTATAAAAACTGGGATCAGATAGAGTTCCCAGTCCACATGCCTGACCATGTAGAACACACAAAAGTTTTATGGGAAGCAAACATCACGAAGAAAAAACAAATGGAACTTGACACTTTATTTGATGATAAAGAAGAACTTAAGATATTGATAATGAACGTAGAAGCATTTTCTACATCAAAAGGACTGGACTTTGCGCACTCTTTCCTTAACATGTTATGCGGAAGAGCTTTGATAGGGATTGATGAATCTACGACGATCAAGAATCCGACAGCAAAGCGAACAAAAAATATATTATCCATAGGGAATCTTGCGAAGTATCGTAGAATCTTAACGGGCTCTCCAGTCACAAAGTCACCTCTTGATTTATATAGTCAATGTGAATTCTTAGACCCTTACCATTTGGGTCATCAGTCTTACTATACTTTCCGCGCACGTTACGCTCACATGATAGATAGAAACTTTGGCGGTCGTCGTGTACAGATTGTAGGTAGTTATCGTAGACTACCAGAACTTACAGAAAAACTAGAAAAGTTTTCTTATCGTGTACTAAAAGAAGATTGTCTCGATCTACCAGAAAAAGTATTTACAAAACGATTTGTAGATCTGACTGCTGAACAACAAAAAGTTTACAAAGAAATGAAACACATGGCTATTGCAGAACTAAACGGTGGTGTTATGTCAACTATGAATGTAATAACACAGTTAATGAGACTGCATCAGATAACTTGTGGTCATTTCAAATCAGACGATGGTAAAGTCACACATCTAAAAAATAACAGAGTAGACTCTTTGATGGAGTTGTTAGAGGAAACAGAGGGCAAGGTTATAATCTGGGCAAACTACAGGGAAGATATAAAAAACATAGTCGAAAAATTAAAAAAAGCTTACGGAGAGGCCTCTACAGTCGAATATCACGGTGGGGTGGACCCTACCCTCCGCCAGGAGAACATTGCTCAGTTTCAGCAAAAAAACGGCCCTACACGCTATTTTGTAGGAAACACTCAAACTGGGGGCTATGGAATCACACTTACGGCTGCTAACACGGTAGTATACTATTCTAACAACTATGACCTTGAGAAAAGACTACAGTCAGAAGATCGAGCACACCGTATCGGCCAGACTGGCAGTGTTACCTATGTTGACCTGATTGCAGAAAAGACTATAGATGAGCGTATTGTAAGAACATTAAGGAAAAAAGTAAACTTAGCTAATGAAATTATGGGAGAGGATATTAGAGACTGGATCTAGAGAAGTATTGTTTCGTATTTGGTCCGTCCTTCTACTTTGCTCGCTCTTAACACTTGTTTTCTTGGCGCTTCCGTCACCGCTGAGCAGTGAACCCATCCAGAATTTGGATCACCTTCATTATAAAATTCCAGAATTAGTTGGTCAAATTCCGTATTTTTACTAATCCACGTTGCAAGTTCCTTGTTGTCAACTCCATGTATCTCGAAGTCTGCTGCCTCACCCCTGGCATGTTGTGACTTAGACGAAGAGCCGATAGCTTCGCACAACGCTGGGCTACGATAGCCTGAAGATATCATGACCGGTTTACCAAAATGCTCACGCACTGGTTGCAGGACGGCCTCCGCTAGGTGAATAAGGTTTTCTATTTCCGCGGTCCCCGGTTCGTTGTTAATGCCTTTGCGTACCGCGGTCTGCGACTTAGTTAATTCTGATAGTGAAAAGTTTTCTGATAGTTTCATACTCTGCCCCCTTGTTTCAATTTACTTATATCTCCAAAAAATAATTTTCTCAATATTTCTCTTTGTTTAGGATCTTTTATTTTTCTTATTAAATCTCTTAGTCCATAAAACTTTTTATATTCTGGCAAAGAATCAGGTATTCTAGAACCTGCACTTTTAGCAAACTTATACATAGGAGATGTGTACATCATTGCTGATTTTATATTCTCCATAATACTTCTACCTCTATCTACAGGGAACCGAGCTCTACCTGGATCTAATTTCATCATTTGAGGGTAGTCTTTAAATCTAAAAAAAGCATGCCCATAAGGATCATCTGTAGCTATTTCTCTAAAAGTTGGAGTTATTTTTTTTGATCTAATAATAGGAACACCAGAATCCATTGCTCCTTGTGCGTATGTGCTGGCTGTAGCACGATTTCTTGTGACATCCCTACCTTGTATTCCAGGGCCAAACATTTTTTTACCCCCGACCCTAGCTTGCATTCCCGCTATACCTGAAGAGTAAGGTAAAGTTTCTCCTCGCATGTATAGCTCTTTAACTTTGGAAGGTTTAATTTTTTTAAGACCTGGTTTAGCTGCTGCTATTATACCTCTTATTGCTAAAGGAATCATAACATGCCCAATAGTGTCTCAATAACAATTAAACCAACGGCACCCACCGTGGTAAGAACTACCCAATAGATTTTGTCTATCTTGCCCCCCAAAGCTTCTACGTCTTGATGTACATGTGTAATCTTATCATCTAGGTGTTTAAGATGGTTTGTTTTTATAACTTCTATTTCACGTTCTACACCTTTTAAGTGACCATATAAAGAGATCACGTGTTCTCTATCTGATTCTGGTGTTATGCCTTTAACTGTATCGTTCATTATCCGACTCCAAAGATAGAATCGTTAGCGCCAAATACTTGTTGGCCTTTCATTGCTGTTTGTTGCAGCTGTTGTTGCACTGGTTGTCCAATAGTTATTGATCCGGTTGAGGCTGGACTGTTTGTTAGACCTTGAAAGATTGGTGATTGGCCAATAGGGATCTGACCTATTATGCTTTGTTTAAATGGATTATTAGAATCAGGTAACTCTAATCCTAAAGGCATACCATCATAAAGTTTTATTAATCTATTTATTAATGTTTTTACTCTTTGATACGGATCAGGTTGTCCTACGGCTCTTGCATTATCTGCAAATGCTTTTTCAATATTTTCTGATGGTATAAAAGGTTTAAACACCCCACGTTTTATGGCTTGTAGTTGAACATCAGAAATCCTGTCAGCAAACTTTAAATCTAAAGTAGTGACAGGAGTTCCAAGAGTCCTAGCTGCCAAATAATCTCTGTGCATTTTTTCTTGTACTTTATACAATGCTTCACTTGCTACCTTATATCTATCTACAATTGTTGCAGGATCAACTGGTCCTCTAAGAGTTGGTCCTGTAAACTCACGACGTGCATTGTTTATACCTGTTCTAAAGTCAGCAATCTTAAAGTCCATGGCTCTTAAAGGGTTTACCTCAACAGCTCGCATACCAGCAAAACCTAACAATTCATCACCTAATTCAAAACTTTGACCATACTTATCAAACTTACCTTTTGTTAAAATGTCTACTGGTTCTATAGCTAAGTCTAGTCGTTTAAATGTTTGTAAAGATCCAGGGAACTGAGTTTCAGCTGCGTGCATGATAGCTTTACTCATCATCTCTCCCCAAGGAGTTTCGTCTGTCCATAACCTGTTACCTTCTCTAGTACGACCACCTCTTATAAATATATCTGATATAGCTGATGTCCAAATTGATTCACTAACGAATGGAGACAAAGTTTCTTTTGTACCTTCCCACATACCCCTAAGAACTTCTCTACCTATTGCATTCTCATCCATACCTCTTTGTAGTCCTGTGTACATTGCTGTAATAGGTCTAATCATTGTGTCGTATGCATTAGCGTGAGAAAAATCTATGTATTTTAAATCACCGTCTTCACCACGTATTGGTACAAGTGTTGAGTTTTTAGACCAGTCAGGAACGAATCTTCTCATCGCTTGCATCTCGTCCTCTGTTACACCATAAATAGCTTTAGCTGCTTCTACTGTTCCGTAAGGAATAGCTACTACTGTAGTGCCTAGACCAAACAATCTTTTATAACCTATACTTTGTAGAGGTTTAACTATTCTACCGTCATCTAACGTGTGAGTCATATTGATTTCTTTTATTGCTCTGTTTAAAATATTTGCAGTAGTACGCATAATTTCAGCAGGGAAAGACACAAAGTTTCCTAAAGGTAGTTTTCGTGTAGCTCTAATAAAGTCGTTAACCATGTCATAGTTTGGTATCTGATTTCTAATTAAGTCAGCAGCTTCTTCATCTAACTCATCTATGGTTTTATTTATTCCATACTTCTTGTATGCATTTGCTAGTTGTCTTCTCTCTAATGCGTAAGAAGTTATTTTCCAGAAGTCATCCTCAGCTGTATACATATCTTCTGTCCATTTTTTAAGTTTAGATAAAGGACGCATCAAATTTCTCATTGCCTTTGTAGAGTTAATTGTCTCACCAAAGTTAGTGTCTTTTAATAATTTTTGTAAATCACCTAGTCTAACGTTACTGTTAACAACACCTAGTGATAATAGTTTTCTGTATTCATCATTAGCCATTCTTGATCCAGGTATCTGTAATGCTTTGTATGCATCTTTCATAGCCGCCGCTATTTCATCTGGAGCTTGTAAGAATAAACCATTAGAGGATGCAAAAGCACCCGCAGAAACAAAGTTTCTAATGTGTGTTACAGGACTTAAAATTGTTTTAGCCATTTGTGAAGTAGCTTTAGGATATAAAACAAAACTATCATACAGCTGTTGCAGTGTTGATTTATCTCTAGCTAACATAGAAGATTCTTCTATAGCCTCAGCAACACCTTTCTCTGCGTATTTACCGTGTAAAGGATTCGTAATCCCCGCTTCGATAGTCCTGCTTGGATCTATATCTATCTTCTTTATGTTTTGACCAAAAGCTTCTACCGCTTCTCTTTCTGTTTCTCTAAAGAAACCTCTCATAGTAGCAGGTGTAACTCCACCAGGATTTTCCTCTAAAAACTTAGCACGTTCCGCGGCCATTTTCTTATCGCTTCCTAGTAACTCATTAAAGAACTGGTTACGTCTTGCAATCAAAGATAGTCTGTTTGTACCTGTTAACATAGTTTGCATAGGGTCTTTAACTTTACCAAACAATTCTTCAAATGCTTTCTTGTCAGAATTAATAACATCTTCTAAAGCAACTGTTCCTCTGCCTTCTAACTCACTTAGTGTTGTTCTGTTTACAAAAAAATCAGGAGCATCAAAATATATACCCGATGTTCTTTCACTAGCAGTTGCTAAATCTCTTGGTAGCTTAGCTGTTTCTACAACTTGATTTGCATAGAACTCTGCTTGTTCTTTTGTAATAGGTTTACCTGCATCCTTTGCTGAGTCTTGAAATATTTTTATAACTTTGTCTAAAGATTCTTGTGTAGGTTTATATCTAAACAACGGTATTAAAGATTTATTCTGGAACATTTCGTATGTTGATCCAAGATAGTCTTTAAATTTTTTAGAAAACAATGGAGCAAAACCATCCCTAACTTCATCATCCATGGTGGTACCAAGACGACTAAACATTCTTCCCCATCTTCCTCGTATGGCTTCAAATGAATCAAACACACCTTCGATGTCTGCTTTCGCAGCTCCTCTAGATCTCATTATGCTTTCTACTTCTTCTTTTAAAGCTCTGTCCATGGGCCCAAACTCTACCTTACCAATTGCATTCATAGTAGATTCACCAGATAAAAGTGTTTCATTTAATTTATCCATAAACTTTGATCTACCTTCGTTACCCATTTGATTAAAAGGATTTTTTACAAAAGGAAAAATAGCATCAATGTGCTTGTCTAATTTACGAGCTTCTTGACTGGCAAAGTTAATGTCAGTAGCACGCACACCTATGTTCCTTCTTTCTAAATCAAAGTATTCTTGAGACTTCTGACCTCTAGGTCTAAACGCTCCTAAGAATTTATCTATGGCATCATTGTTAGAAGCTAAATCGTTTCTTCTTCTGTATAAAGATTTTATAGAAGAGCCAGCACCACCAACCAAACCTAAGAACAAAGATCCATCTACACCAAATTTCATTCTGTTTAATATTTCTCTAGATGCAATCTTCTCGTCGTTAGGATCTAGTTCTGTTGGACCACCTCCAACCATATCTCCAAATGTACCAACACCTTCTGGGTCTCCTACAAATATAGCATCCGTTACTCCAGCACCGGCAGCACCACCAAGAGTTGCCATTAATCTACCACCTGCATTTAGTGAAGTATTAAACTTTTCTACAAGTGCAGGGTCAGTTAACTTAAAATAATTCCCGTTCCGTTTTGCAAGAAGCGCGGTCCTTGCTAATTTTTCACCAGCTTTAAAACCATAATAACCAGGTACACCTAAGTTAACAGCTACCTTAGCAAACTCTCCTAAGAAATGATCTTTGGCTTTTTCGTCAAAAGTTGTTAGGTCGTCAAAGAAAGCAGAAACTTTCGCTGCATTGTTTGTACCAAAACCTAAATCTAATAATGACGCGCCAAGAGTAAAGGCACCCTTTGGTATATCGATCAAACCAGATGCAATACCAGCAAGTAAACTTTCAACAGCTCCAACTTTATTTGTTACATCTAAACCAAACTGTCCACCCTTAGTAACAGAGCCTCCACTAAAATAATTATTTCTATCTTTTAAAGGTATAGCCATAGCTCTATCTTTCATAACTTCAAGAACAGCATCACCAAGACCTAGTCCTGTTGTGTCTTGCATCTGTCTAACCACTGTATCAAAATCTGTTTTTGGATTTGCTATAGGTTGTACGCCTGCTGGACCTGTGCCTTGTCCATACTCTACACGGCCACCGTCCTCCATATCAACACGGCCACCTTCATCATATCCTTTAAGTAATTCTTTTAAAAAAGCTGTGTCTGTTCCTTCTTTATAACCTTGTGTCGCTCTTCTACCTTTTCCTAAGGCTTGAAAGAATATATTGTCTGGATTTTTTATGTAAAAATCCATTACGTTTTCTTGATTAAAAGTTTTTTTTGCAAGCGCATTATATGCATCGTCTATGCCTTGATCAAAACCATCAGAGACAAAGTTAAGTACATTATCTCTGCCCATATCTCTTTCAAAACTTTGAAAAACACCATCATATTCTTTCCCTAGTTTACCATCACGCCATTTTAAATAATTTTGATGTAGTTTATTAGAGTGTTTTTGATTTTTCATAAATTGAAAAATACCAGCAGCTCTTGGACCAACATCGTTTATTTTATCAATATAACGTCTTGAAGCATTAAATGGTGTAACAGTTCCATCATCAGCCATTCTTATGTAACCTGGTTTGTACCCGGTTAAATCAGATATAATTTTTCTAGCTTTGTCTACATCGCTATTAAAAGCTGTTGCAGAATATTTTGTAGGCATAGCAGTTTCAGGATCAATTATTCCTTTAATAGCTCTTTCTCTTTTAGCTACATAATTAGCAAGTCTTGAATCATACCAAGTTTTAAAACGATTTAAAGCAGCACTAGTATGTTCTCCTTTTATCAAATAACTTCTAGGTAAATATTTACCAACTAAAAATTTAGGAAGTCTATGTTCAAACGCATTTTTTGTATTAGCTATTGACCTAATAGCGCTAGTAATGTCATTTTCAAGTTTTACATTTTTTGGACTAAACTTAGCAAGAGATATAACGTCTTGCGTTGTTCTTAACGAAGGAAGAAGTCTTACAGCTCTTTGTGCTTCTTTTGAAAAAGGAATACCTCTTTTAGTACCCACTCCTGTACTTGCCTGAAATAAACTAGTTACATAACCTTTCATAGATTCTGGACTTGAAATGTTAAACTCTTCCATCATCTTTGCTAAGAAAGGATAGTTTGCTTTCACTACTGGACTTACTTGATCTAGATTATTCTCAATATACTCTGCCATTTTTTTAAGTTTTGCAGTTTTAATTTCTCTCTTTGCTGCAGGGCTAGGACCTGCAACACCTAGTTTTTTGTATATTTGATTAACCATGCCTGGTTCAACCGTATCTAAATTTTTCTGTTTAAGAAGTTTTTTAATTGGCGCTACAGCTGAGTTTGCTGCAATGGTAGGGTTATCTTTTTGAAATTTTTTTATTAGATTAAATCTTGTTATGTCAATACTGTTACCAACCTTTTTTGGAGCGTTTTCAAAGACTACTAGTTTTCCAGCTTTTGCCGCCCTCTCCAGTCTTGCTGATTGAGACATATCAATACCTGCGTTTTTGAATACGTTACGTGCTAAATTACCTCCGTCATCTTTGACCCCTTGCATTGATTTTCCAGAGGCAGCTGTCCTTCTTTTTCTGTAGCCAAAAACTTTACCTCCTATTTCGTTGGCTGTTAAGGTGCCTTGTGCTTTTTCATTTTCACGAAGTATTTTGTTTAGATTGGAAATTGAAATATATTTTCCGCGCCCGTCTGATTTAGTGTATACCCGAACCTTACCATCATAATATTGGTTAGCTTTTTTTCCGTTTTTAATAACTACTTGAGCACCTTTTATAAGTTCTTTACCAAACTTAAATATTACTTGAGCTGCCACTGTAACCTCCTAGGTAACAATACCATTTATGTGTTGTTTTGCTCTCTCTAAACTATTAAATGCTTCTATGTTTCCGTCCATGTCAACAGCTACATAATAACCACCACTTGCTTGGCTAAGATCAACAAAAATTTGTCCTAATTTTTTACTTAATTCATCAGTGTCTATTTCTCCATCATCACCAATGAAAGGTTCAATACCTGGTACACCTTGTTCTTGTGCTTCTTCTTGCACTATCGCTCTTTGTAAGAATGTATTATCCCCACCAGCTAGTGCTTGTAGATTAGCTTGTTGTAACATCTGATCACTACCAGTAATATCTGCAAACGCTTGGTTGACCGCGGCTGTATTAATATCTTGATCTGATGCTGCTCTAGCACTTACTTCGTCACTAAGTGCTCTGTTTATATTTTTTAAAGCTCCACCAAAACCTTCACCTGAATCTAAAGCCTCAGCTCCTTCAAACATAGTTTTAGCAAATAAACCTAAGTTGTCCTCTTTAGTTTCTGCTCCTAATAACTCTTTGTAGAACTCAATTTTTTGACGATACTCCTCTTGCATTTGATCTTGTAGCTCTTCAGCAGTTGCAAATTGAGCAGGTTCAAGTTTAGTTGTATCTATTCCTGGTGCTTCTTCTGGTTTTTCATAACCATAGTAAGAACTACTTGCTGGTCCAAAACCTCTTAGGTTATCTATAAGATCACTTGGTTTACCTGTAGCCATGTCATAAGAAGATAAGAGAGCTTGCATTGGTAGTCTACTTAACTGTTGACCTCCAGCTACTAAATAATCTAATACGCTTGAGTCATCATCAAGCTCCTTTGTAGGAATTATAGAACTTGGCATCGATCCTGCAAGGTAAGCTGCTGGAACAGCTCCTATAGCAGCAGTTCTTCCTATTTGACCAGGTAGAGCCATTATACCTGTTCCTAATCCTTTTCTTCCGTCTCTTCCAAATTGTTTTAATAACTCTCTTCGATTAGCAAAAGCTGCTTTCTTAGCGTCTGCAGCTGCTTTAGCTGCTGCTGCAGCATCATCTTTACCTTTTTTACCAGCTTTTTTAACGGCAGCTTTAGCTGCTTCATCAGCTTCTCTTGCAGCCTTTGCTGCTGCTTGAGCTGCTTTTAGTTCTGCTTGTCTTTGCTGTATAGTTTTTAATCCTGTTTTACCAAACTTTACATAATCTCCAAATCCACCTTTTGTAAGTGCTTTACTACCTCTAAGAAAAGTTCTAACTCCAGGAGCTACAAAACTACCGAGTCCTTTTAATGCGTTTATAATAAAACCTGAGTGACCTTCTCTACCGTTTTGATGAAAAGCTGAGGGTTGATAACCAACTCTTTGAGGTACAAATCCTTTTGGTAAAACATGTCCGCCTGATTTGTATCCTTGCTTTTTAGTTAAACCAGAGGTTAGTCCAACACCGTGAGACTTATCTACATCTCCTCCCATGCTAAACATTTTTCTTCTTAGAGCAACAGGTCCACCGTGTGCATATCCACCATAACCACCGTAATAAGCTCTAGCTTCATCTAAATTCATAAAAGGTTGATAGCCTCCTTGTCTCGCAACACCAGTTTGTTGTGCCATGTTTTGTTGTGTCATGTTTGGGTCTGTTGGGTATGAGTTTGTTGCAACATTAAAAGGTCCTGTTTGTACTCCTTGAGGTTGAACCGGGGTAGTGTTGATTGGATTAATTGGAGTAACTCCAGGTAAGGTAGTCATAATACGTGTAGGTGCTACACCTTGAGCCATACCAGCTGGATCAAATCCAAGAGCGCTTGTGTGTCTATTAAAGTGAGATAAATATCTTTGTGATTTAGCTACCTCTTCTGGTGTTCCATATCTTGGATCTGTTATATTCCCTGTAAACATTCCTCTTGGATCACCTGCTCTAAGAATAGCTGCTTTGTATGCATCAGCGTCTTTGTATGCTAAAGACTCTTTACCTAAATTTTTGTGGTATCCTTGAAAGTCAATATCTCTATAAGATTCTTCTCTGTAATTAGGATCTGCAAATTCAGATAGATATCTGTACATATCATCTGTAGACTCAAAATTACCTTTCCTAGCTTCTTGCCTTGCTTTACGAAGTGCTTCTTCTCGTCTAGCTGTTAGGTCACCGCCACCACCTTGTAAATGTACTCTATCTTCAAACATAATTATCCTTGCCCAAATAAGCTTCCTAAGTTAGCTAGTATTCCACTAGTGCTCATTAACCCACTTGCTAAACTTTCGCCAGAACTAGGTTGTGGTCCTTGAGTAGATCCAATAGTTGTTCCTGTTCCATAACCACCCATCAAACCTGAAATCTGTTGACCAACAAAACCAAGTTGCTCGTAAGGAGCATACTGTTGTAGTTTGTTTCTGTTAGCCATTGCATCAATACCAGCTTGAGCGTATTTCTGTTGTTGATCACCAAAGCTAGATAGAACACCAAACTGTTGAGCACCTAATCTACCAACATCTCCTGCTAGTTGTGTTTGTGCTGCTAGAGCGTTTTGGAATGGTGACATTTGCGAACCAGCTAATTGACCTTGAGCTGTTCCTGCTTGTTGTAGTGCACCTATATCTTGGCCAGCGTATCCAGAAGCTGCTTGACCTAGAGCTCCTGTCTGTTGACTGATTCCCATTCTATTACTTATATCTTGTTGTCTTCTACCTGCAGCATCCATGAAAGCTTCTCTTTCAAGTCTACCAGATAATAAATTTCTATTTAACTGATCTTGTTGTGCCTGTGCTATCTGTGCCTGTGCTGCTCTTGTTCCACCAAACACACCCATCTGACCTTGATTTAATCTTAGATCTTGAATTCTTTGAGCTGCACCTTGATCATAAGCAGCAAGTTCAGCATCAATGTAAGCTTGTCTTTGAGGATCAATATAAGAATCAATAGAACCAGGCCCGGTCCCCGCTCCAGGACCCGCTAGTCCTCTTGCGCCCGCAAGGTCAGCCATTGCTTGTTGTTGATACGGAGTTGCAGCCCCCGATATCGCTTGAGCTCCTGCTAAGCCTTGCATTTGATTCATTGCTGCTTGAGCATTTGTTAATGCTGTAGCACCGGCACCTTGAATTTGATTTGCTGCGGTTGTTGCTTTGTCTAAATATGGTTGGAAAGCCGCGATCCCCGATCCGCCGACCGCGCCTGATACTGGGTCATACGTGAAGCCTTGTTGACCAAGAGCAGTTTTCATTGCTTGTTGTTGCGCTTGGTTTTGTGCAGCTACAGATGGAGCAAACGCATCTGTTTGTATATTACCACCAAGTATACCAGATAGCTTAGGGCCAAACATGGCCAACATAGATTCTATATGTGGTGACGATAACGTGGTTGACGTTGTTTCCGCTCTATCTACCATTATACTTTAGCCTCTAGTTGGTTCATTAAATCATACATTTTTTGTGCACCGACGTTTACATCTCCGTTGCCCAAACCTTTTACAGCATCGCGTGTCATGACAAACTCATCTTTTGATAACATTGCTGGTACATCGTCGGCTCGCGGTTTAGTTCCCATAGGAATAAATCCACCACCACGTCCATCTAACTGCATGCCCATATCAACTGGGTTTTGCATTGTTTGTGGTATGCTTCCAGCATTCATTATACCACCCATGTTTCTATTTACACGACCACCTACTGCGTACCCGTGATCCATTTCTTCTATCATGCCCTCTAGTACTTCAATTTCTTTTACAGACAATTGATCTAAAGGTTTTTTATACATGTCCAAAGCTAAATTTTCTAACATATCAAATCTTTCTGCCATAGGATCTGGATCAGACATAGCCATCATCATATTACTCATACCTCCACCTTCTAATCCAATACGACCACCGTTTGCTCTTCCCATGTTTGGATTCATCATTTCTTGCATTTGCATATTGTACATTTGTTCTGCTATTGCATCTTCGTTTGCACCTGGAGATCCTTCAGGGAATAAAGCATCCATTATTAATTGTCTTTGTAACTCTTCATCATCCATCTGTTCTGTTTCTACTATATCTCCATCCATAAAACCTACACGGCCACCTAAATACATTTCATCACGGTCGCCTAGGTAACCTCTTTTTTCCATTTCTTTGTAAAGTTCTTCGTTTCCTAAATTTTCAAACTCAGGAAAATCTACTATAAAACGTTCTACTGCATATTTTAAATCACCAGGTCCACCGCCACCCATAAGTCCAATACGACCACCATCAGCTGCGCCTTGTGTTGTATAGATTGGATAGTTAGTTCCTGGATACTGTATTCTTCTACGTTGATTAGGGTTAGCTGCAACTTCTGTATATTCCCCACCCATCATTTGACCTAACGGTCCATAAATAGTGTTTATTTCGTCGTCTGTATAACCAGCTTTCTCACCATACATTCTCATCATATCATAGTTTGCTTGATTAAGTGCAGCTCTATCAACAGGATCGCTACCTTGTTCTGGACCACCTTTAGAACCTAACATCATTCCTAAAGCACCAAGACCACCATAGGTCATTGCTCCTTTAAGTGAAAAAGGATTTTTAAGTCCAGTCATTACTCCTTTTGCAATCGGCGACTTCATCAAAGCACCTATTCCTTTTGCTATTGATCCTTTACCTAATGCAAGTTTACCAGCAGTACCAAACAAACCTGAAGTTGCTGGTGCCATTGATGCGGTCCCATGTAATACAGCTCCCATCGGAGTTGCTGCTGTTCCTAATGCAGCCCCTTTAAGTCCACCCATTAAGGCTGGTCCGCCAAGAGCTATTGCTGCTAAAGGTAATAATACCTTTGGTCGCATCACCTTCTTAACAACTTTTTTAATCTTCTTTCCGACCGATCCCATTACAGCATATACTCCTTAGTTGTTATTTTCATGTGACTTCTAATTAATCCATTTGGTGCAAGTCTGAACCATTGAACAGGTTTACCGACTCCTAATAAGTGTGCAAAGAATGTTTTGTAAAAAGTCATAGCTTCGTTATGTTTCCTTTTAAAAATTGTATCAATGACCCAAACTCTATCTCCGCTATTCCAATCATCAAAATCAATTTCCCTTTTTATCATATAGTTTTGTTCGGCTTCCTCATCTAAGAAAGCCCAGTTTCGGAAACCATAAACACCCTCTTCGTCAGAATGTATTTTATATTGTCCCAAAACAATAGACGGGTAAATGTGTTGAAAGATTTCTTTTAGACTATTATCTGACCACAACGGGTATTCAAACTTATATAGTTCGATGATGTCAAAAAGCTCATCCATAATTTACCGCAAGGTGGTCAGCCTTGTTTATTCTCCGCTACCTGAACCGATTGGTAGCTGTACGACCTTAACCTGTATATCTTTACCCTTTTGGGCAGCCCACGCTTCACCGCAGTTTGTACAGTTTCCTGTCGCTTGTTCATCCGAATCTACCTCATTATCACAATTTTTGCAATAAATTCTATGATAGACCTCAGGTTGTACAATAGGTATTTCCTTGCCCTCAACCCATGTAGTACCCAAAACCTTTGCTTCTTGTATCTTTTTCATCAACTAATCTCCACCAAAGAGCAAATAACATGGATTGTGTTAGCTGTAGAAGCAGTGGCTTTCAATACATCTCCTTCTTCTAATACCAAAGGATGCGTTAATAATTCAGTTGTAGTGGTTGCATTTATGGCTTTGGTCTTAAATAAAGAAATATCAGCAGGGCCTAAGCTTTTGTCTGATATCTTAAAATCAATGGTCTCGTTTCCTGCAGAATCATTACATATTAATAATGACTTAATTATAGTAACTGTAGGTGGTATAGGCGGATTAGCTAACTGAGACGTAGGCACAGTATATATGTTTGTCTCGCCGTTAGTTGTTAAATCCACACTTTTATTTAAATATCTATCTGCCATTATATTCCAAACCAACTCCTTGCTGATTGTTGATCTCTTAGGTCGTCTTGATAAGAAAAGTTTAACTGATCTATAAGACTTTCTAGCTCACGAATCAAGACATCTTGCTGTTCTCGTTTAAATTCGTCTGCTGGTAAAGGTAGTCTTACAACTGAAATCTGTGCCATTATCTTCCTCCATCCTGTTTTAAGTCATATCTAATTGTTCCAAATCTCCAATCAGAATCAGCAGCGTTACTAGCTATCTTTATATTAGCTTGTCTGCCCCGACCTCTAACAGAGAAAAATTTAGTAGTTGAGTTTATTACTTTTGTAAAAGCCCTTGTATTAGTGGATGCTGGATAGTTAGCAAAAGTAGTGGTTACACTTGCATCGCCTGTTAAAACTTTGAAATCAGGAATAACTCTACTAACATGATAAACATCATTACCATCTTCTATATCAATATCTCCTGAAGTTATAAAACAATCCATAGCATTTCCATCGTCATTGACTCCATCTTCATGAGCATAAAGCTGTGAACATCCTGCGGTCAATCCTAAAATAGTTTCATTGTTTGCAGGAGTAGAAGTAGAATAAGAAGAACCATAAGGATTTGCAAACACACCTCTGTCTGTCCACGCTGTTCTAGAAAACCCTGCGTTAGTATACCAAACTTGTTCTAAATAATTATAGGTTACGCTTCTATCTAAATAGTCAGAACCTTCACTTGGATAGAACCAAGTAACTTCATTAAAGTCTACATTAAGACCACAGAAAGTTTGTACTTGTGATGATGGACTAACATTACCAAAAACAAAATCTTGTACAGAACATTCTAACTTTTTAACAGAACCATCAAACATATAGAAAGCAGTTTGTGACATCCAATATGTAACACCATTAACCTCTGCCCAACAGAAAGGTGATATAGCTCCACAAGAAGATCCAACTTGTTGTAGTCTAAAAATATATTTACCACCAATAGAAGTTAGTGTGTTTAAAGACGTATCTGACCACACAAGAATACTACCACGAGAACGACAAGCAGCAACTATCTTAGATCCATCTTGGATTCTTTCATCACCAGCAGTTGTTTCAGAAAGAGGCTTAGCAACCCAGTCTGTAAACACAGCTTGGTTACTCCACCTAATCGCTGTGTTTTCTTTTGTTCCTGGTGTGCCAATAGTTTGTTCAGTACCAAAACAAACTAAATGTTGATCATTAGATACAACTATAAAACGACTAGAAGTAGGAGCGCCTGAAACTATTTGAGCTCTAGTAGCTGTTCCACCAGACGTATCCCATTTAAAAACAGCTCCGTTATTTCTCATAGCTAATAAGTCTTCTCCTTCATTATCAAAAACCCAATAAGTTGCCTCTAAGAAAATTGATGAAGAAGTACGAGGTGTGTTCCAAGTGCCCGCGTTCCACGCACCGGTACCAAACCCAAAACTGTAACTACTGGTAGCTGATCCTATGTTTAATTGATAGTTTGCTGTAACACTACTACCGCCAGCGCTACTAGCAGAACTAACGTTAGCGTTGTGTGTAATCGTGTAACTGTTAGCATTTATAACTGATGTTATTTGATATTCGTTATTTACATCCTGACCACCAACTGAAGTTGCACCAGAAAAAGTTACAAAATCTCCTTGTGTTGCACCATGAGAAGTATGGGCAACTGTAATTGTAGTATTCCCTGTAGAGGTAAAAGGACCGTTTAGTGTAGCAGTAGATCTAATTGGTGTAATGTCAACAGCAGTACCCTCTGAATAAACATAAAGTTTTCTGTCTGTGCCAATTGCTAAATATCTAATACCACCGTCGTCATACCAAGCTTTCATTCCACGAACAACACCTACAAGTCTAGTAGCGATTAGCTTTGACCAACCACCAATCTTTTCTGGTAGTCCTGTTCTAAATCTTACATTCTTAGAATCAATCCAACGACCTTCAGCTCCATAAGTAGTAGTCTGTTTATCTATACCAGCCTGTATATTGACTTTACTCAGCATCTTTATTTTCCTCTAAATATTCTGCAGTGAATTTATCAAATGCGTTTTGAGCAGCAAGTTGCATTTGCATTTGCATAAGTTCTAAATCTTTTTTTGTTTCTTCATCTATCATATTAACCTCCGTCTGTCCCTAAATTCTGTGTACCATAATAATGAGATAATTTTATATTTCTTTTATTTTGATTAACAGCGGCATTATCTGCTAAATTATACGCTGGTGTAGAATAACTAATAGTTGCTATATCATTACTACCTCCTAATGCACTTGGCCATCCATCAGTTGTATCAATGTTTCGGTATACAGCTGTACCTCCAGTATTAGATGTAAATCCACCACCTATACCACTTACATATCTAACCCTTACTGTAGTTGAATTAACTTTCCACGCTTCAAAAAAATTCTCAGCATAAGCACCGGCTGTACCAGTAGCACCAGCTGGACCAGGTCCCGCATACCAAGTTGCTCCATCTTTTTTTCTATTATTTATATTATGCATAACACCATCTATAGCACTACCCTCATCTATACCACCTGCAGAGTATTGCGAAAAAAATATATTACCTGCTGAAACATCATCAGATCTTCTACGTTCTACTGTTATAGAACCATAATGGTTTTGACCGTAATGCTCTCCATTAGGGCTACTGCTCCATTGACTTGGAGCATTGTTTGTTAACACAGTGGAACTTGAACTGTTAAGGTATTGCCCTGTATACAAATCATAAGCACCTCCGTTTGAATTAAAATTACTTCGCAATACTCTGTAGTCAGTGCCTGTGTTATTAGTTAGTGATAGCTGTAAAGTACTTCCACTACCTCCCCAAGAAGTAGACCACCCAGAAGTAGAAAGAGTACCAAAAGCATTTGTAGGATTAGCTGGTCCTCCTCTTACACAGTTTGCAACTCCTGTTCCATTGTTGGCATGCTGTCCAGCGCCATTAATATAATTAGTTCCAGAACCACCATATGTGTCCCAACCTAGATATCCAGCATTTCCAAGAGTAAAACCTCTGGCAAATGTTTTATTACTATTGTCGTTCCAAGTTAACGGATACATATAAGGACTATAAATAGTAAGTGGTGTACCTGTGCTTCTTCCATCGTGAAGTGCACTTACAGTGCACCGAATAAGAATATTGTCTCCGCTTTTTAATATTCCTGGCCACTGTGATGTAAAGTCATAGTTATATGTACCAGAAGCTTTTGCATCTTCATTACCACCCAAAAAACTAGCACTATAATTTACATCAAAAAAAGGTCTATTGTACGTAACATATTGTGGACTATTACTAACAGCAGCGAGTGCTATTCCTACGTCTGACCCACCATTAGTTTGTTGTTGGTTTGTGTTTATGTGTATAGCAGAGTTTGTAGTAAAAATGTTTCCTGTAGTTGTGTTTCCACCAGTAGCAGTAGACATTGTTTGATTTAAATAAATATAGGTATAATTTCCAGTCTGATAAGTGCCTCCAGCACTATACTGTCCTCCGTTGTTAACAACATTTGATATTAAATTAGAACCTGTAGTATTTTGATCACTAGCAATATAAACAGGAACGTTAACGGTATTATCTAAAGCAAATATAATCACATTAGAAGCTGCTCTAGCAAAAAACCCAGGATTAAAAGTTGGAGCGGCACTATTAATTGTAAAATGTTGACCTGTCCAACTTATAAACACTATATCACGTTGACCATAAGTTGGTGCATATGTTCCACCACCTGTAGGATTATCTGGGTATCTTCCCAAATAATCTCCAAGTCTAATATTAGATTGACCACCAGAAGAGTTGAACTCATTCATGATATTAGAAAATGTTATTGGGCCGGATGCTGTAACTGTCATTTGTTCACCTTGGCGGACAGCTCATTAATTGCTTGCACGAGCAGTCCAATTAATTTTTCATACTTCACACCAAGAGTGCCATCTTCTTTTTCTGCAACAACTTCTGGACAAACTTTTTTTACATCTTGTGCAAGAATACCTACGTCATGTTTTCTAACAAAATACCCATCTTCACCACCACGACTTTTTATATGGTCTGCTTTCCAATCAAACTCAACACCACGAATAGAATTAACTTTTTCTAAAGCATCTTCTATCGTTGTTATATTTTCTTTTAACCTTTCATCAGAAGCATAGTAGGCTGTGATTTCATTAGTTGCTCTAACCTCACCAGCAGTTGCACCAACACTAGTTGTGCCTACACCTAAAGCTCCTGTAACCTGACAACCACCTGATTGTGTTGCTAAACGCAAAACATTGTTATGATTCAAATTTACAGCTCCATTTGGAGCTGCGTAAAACAAAGTTTCTGATCCGTCATTGTTTAAAACATAAAAACCATTTAAGGCAGTAATTATACCGTATGTTCCATCAGAATAAATTTTCATGTCCGTTCCAGCGCCCATTTGTATTTTATCGCTGTCACCAAATACAATGTTGCCTGTCATGGTTCCACCAGATTTTGGTAAGTTAGCTGAGATCTGTGTTTGTGCGTTTGCGGATAAACTGTTTATGTATTGAAATTCTGTATTATCAACACTACCGTCTGCAATACCTGTAGCACTGATATTGCTTAAGTTTGCTCCTGTGTGTGCATATTTTTTTGATTCGTATGTTGCCATTATGATGTCCTCAAAAATAAACCGGGTCTTCTAAAATGATATGTATCACCGCCCCCTGTGGTTCGAACACGTCCAGAAGGTCCAAGACATAACCAAGTTCCTGTGCCTATAGCAGATCCACTTACTTGACAGTCTCTAGTAGCGTTAGACCCTGTATAAATAAAGTTACACAAAACACTTCCTGAGTAAGAACTACCAGCAGTATGCGGAGTATCAGATCCACTAGTTGATTTATTTGTGGGATGAACAAACAATCTTAATGCACCGACACTACTTGTATCATTAGTTACTGTACCAGATGGTCCTGTTGGTCCTGTTGGTCCTTGAGATCCCGTAGGCCCTTGAGGTCCTGTTGGCCCACTTGGTCCAGCCGGCCCCGTTGGTCCCGTAGGTAAATTTGACATTCCCGAAGCATCTCCAGTAACAGCAGTCGCTGCTAATGTTCCTGTGACTGTAACCCCAGATGCACTGGTAACAAGTTTCTCCACGTTATTATGACGTAACCCTACAGCGCCGTCTGCTGTGGCAGTTAAGTGTGTTTCATCTTCTGCTTGATTCATTAATTTAATACTGTCACCAGCAATGCGAAGTTCACCTGTTGTATTATTAATTTTAGAATTATTAGTATCGTGTGAAATAACTAAATCAGTTCCACTACCGATGTTTAAATTTTGTGAATCATTTATTCTTACACCGCCTGTAAACGTAGCGCCGGCCAAAGCCGCTTTTGCATCTACCTGTGTTTGTACATTAGAACTAACTGTATTTATAAATTGAAACTCAGCATTGGTTACGGAGCCGTCAGCAACTTGTGTAGCTGCTATTGGAATGGTAGCATATTTTTGTGACTCATATGTCGCCATTTTACTTCTCCGTTATTTTCCAGCCGTAAGTTGCTCCTGTGTAGACTATTGAAAATGCAGCACCTTCTGTTGAAACAGTTCCTGGAGCAGCTGCACCAAAAACTTTATCAGAACCACCTGGTGTAAGTGTTAGTGCATTAGAATCAAAGTTGTCTGCTAAATCCATAAAACGAATTTCAGAACCAACTGGCGGAGTTGTAGGTAAAGTTAAGTTTACAGTATTAGAAGTTGTGTTTACAAAAATATTTTCTCCAGCATAAACATTGTCTGTTGATGCTGTTACTGTTCTCCATGTTGATGAAGAGGTTTCTAATGCATACCAAGTTGTTCCATCTGTTGCCAAAAACATTTTTTGGCCAGGAGAAATAATTTGTTGGTTAGCCGAGTTCCCCGTTCCACCAACATCCATCGTAATTGTACCTGCACCTGTGCCGTCATTAATAATGTAATATATTTTTTGTACTGCTGGTACGTTAATCCTGAAAGCTGTTGTAAAGTTATGGAACCTAATAGCCGCGGATCGTGACTGGTTTGATGCCGCAACAACAGGTCCATCTCCTGATGTTAAAGTTTTAGGAGAAGAATCTGATCCCAGGTCGATTGTTAAAACACCTGCTATCGCTTCTTCTAATGATCTTGAAAGTGTATTATTGGTTGTGGTACCCCAAGAGTTGGATTGTTCTCCATCACCAATAAGTTCTAGTTTTAATCTAGTCGAATATGTCGATGCCATTTATTTTGTCTCCGTCCAATTGCTATCTGTTGGTACTGTAACTTCGGACCAAGTAGGGGTCGTTCCCGTACTGACCTCAGTCCAAGTTCCACTAGTTGTAGCATTTAATTGCGTCCATGTCGAGCTTGTTCCTGGGTTTAAATTAGCCCAACTCGGGGTTGTAGGTATTGTTACATCTGCCCACCCTGTAAATAAATCTACGTCGTCTACGGATAAATTTAACTCAAAGCCAGTTACTGGTCTTAGTTGGCTTATAAGAATAGAAGGTGAGTTTAAAGACATATCTATCTGATTTCCTGATACAAGGGCTATTTTTGTAATTACAGGTAATACATTTCCTGCCGTAAGATTAATTTGTTGACCTGTGGCTGAAGTAACTGCAAGTCCAGAAATAGTTATATAATTACTAACCGTTATGGTATTACCCATCGCATTACCGTGGACCGTGCAATAGTATCTCAAACTATTTGGAGCCCCTGCAGGCACAGTAAATTCTACTTTAGCTCCTGCTGTACCAGGAACTCCTGTTCCAACAACACCATCTGTGTATGCATTACCTGCACCATCTTTAAATCTTAAAGGATGATTAAGATTTGTATTATCACTTTGATCAAAAACATATTTAGTTCCTCTAAACATACTAATAGCAGGATTATTAGAACCATTTAGAACAAAAACATTACCTGAACCAGGGTTTGCAACAGTCACTGTATAATTGACAACACTTGGTTGTGAAGAAACAGTTGACTCAAAACCTGTTACCTGTTGCACTTGTTGTGCATCAATCGTCACCGTTCCTGGTGTAAGAGTAAGTGCGTTTCCTGTTACATCTATATGAGAATTACAAACAAGAAAATCTTGTCCAGCCCAGTTAAGAGAAAGGTTTATTTGTTGGTCTATGTTTGCTGGTACTATGTTTCCTACTTCATTACCAAGAGATATTGTTAAACCATTACCTTGAACTTGGTGACCCGCATCCGCTGTAAGTTCTTGTGTAAAACCTTCTTGGATTGTCATAGACAATCCACTGACTGGAACAGATATAGCTGCAGTTTGTGATGCAAAAGGCACCGTAGCAAAAGGAGAGCCGGCTATACTCATTATTTAACCTTCTTTAGTTCTTCGATTTCAGCTTTTAATTCTTTTATTGCTTCTATAAGTAAAGGCACAATTTTATCATAGTAAACTGTTTTATAGTTAGTATCTAAACTATGTATATCAACTATTGGTGCTTTAGTTACAATTTCTGGTAATACTTTTTCTATTTCTTGTGCGGATACTCCAACTTCTATACCATCTTTAAAAGCGTCTTCATCAATATCTTTTGCAACATCATTCCATTCATAATAATAACCATTAAGTTGATCTACCTTGTCTAAAGCATTATCTATTTTACCATGGAAGTTTTTTAATCTCTCATCCGAACTATAGGCTGTAATGTTGCCCGTCGCGCTGAAGGAGCCCGAATATGAACCAGACATTGTAATAGTACCGTTACCAGTATTTAAACCAATACCATTTCCTGCTGATACAGTTGTTGCACCACCACTTGTAACTTGAGTAAGATATCCAGAGTTATTTGTAAACTGAGATATGTTTCCTGATAATGCACCAGATATAGTTGTAGCTGATAATGTTCCGACTACTGTAAATCCTGTGCTAGTTGTTTCTGCCCGTTTTGTATTATCAAAATAAAGGTCGACCCCATTAGTATTGTTAGCGACAAATAATGTTTTATTATCCGCTGCATTGTTTACGGCAAAACTATCTGTAAGAAATCGTGTTGTTGTACCAGCAGAGTTATCTTTAAATATATTAAAACCAGAACTAACTTCGTGAAATATTTCTAAATCTTGAGAAGCACCAAGTCTTATTTTAACATCATCGTTAAGATCTAAACCTGTTGCACCTCCAGGTACAGAAGGTGTGCCTGAAACATCTCCATATGCAACTTGTGAAAAAGCTCCGTTGTGAGCTAGAAAATGTCCTGATGTTCCTGCAGCAGGTACTAAGCCTGAGTTTCCTGTTGCTTGCCCTGCATTAAAAGTAATGTTCCCAGTCATTGTACCGCCAGCTTTTGGTAAAGCTGCGTTTGCTGTAGTTGTAGTGTTAGTTAATACAGTGTCTCTTGATGCAATATCTACACCATCAACTGTGCCACCAACAGTTATGTTGTTTCCAACAGAAATATTATTAGAGCCGTCTTCTACAATTGCTTTAGCAGCCGGCAATGTACAAAAAACAGTTTTTGTTCCTGCACCAAAGTTAACAGCAGCATCACCATTTGAACTTGATAATATTGTGTCTCTAGAAAGTGTATCAGTACTAGCATCAGTAACAGTACCTAAACCAACCTCAAAGTCATTTGATCCTGCTAAAGTAATACAATAATAGGTTGTATTAGTATTACCTATGCCAGCAACAAAAGTTTCAAAACCAGTTTGTGCACCACCTAAATCTAAAGTGCCCGTCCCGGTTGTCGTGGTTGTTTCCTTGACTCTATCGTTAATTACGAAAGCCATCTAAACCTCCTAACCTAACCTAAGTATCTCTGATCCACCACCTGCTGTTGGGAATTGAATTGTAAATGTTCCATTACTTGCTGTAAAATCTCCGCCAAAAGCTAGTACACATACAGCATCAGTATTAGACAAGTTATTATCTGAACGATAAATTAAAGCACCATTCGCTGTGAATGAAGCACTTGTCCAAGAGATATCGTCAAAGTCAACATACGCTGGAGTAGTACTTGAGCCACCTGTAACTGAAGGGTTCTGTAATTGTTTACCCCCTGCAGAATAAGCAGATCCTGAAGTATTAGTTATTTCGTTTGTCGTGACGTAATGTGTAGTAGTAGCTCCCATAGTAGCAGAAGAAGTGTACATAGCTATTTTGTATGTAGCGCCACCATCAAAATCATGGTTGCCCTTTAACAAATTCATTTTAAAAACATTACAAACTGCTTGTGATATTGCCATAGTATTCTCCTAATTATGGATTCGCACTAGGAATAGGAATTCTAATAACTCCATCCCTGTACTCATCTCTACGTTTTTTACCCATCTGTTCTTGTGCAAGTGCAGTAACAGATTCTCTATAAGACTGCTCATACACTTGTTGGTCTTGTGGAGCTTTCAAGAACTTAAAAGCTTCACATAAAGCTGCGTACAAAAGTACTCTAGGGGCGTTTACGCTTACCCAAGTTTCAGTATTACTACTTGATAATCCTGTAGGTAATCTAGTAAATCCCACTTCAAATTTATATATCGCATTAGGAGTAGGCGCAAGAACTATTGTCCCCTCGTCCCACTGGGCATAGTACTTAGGCATAGTTGTAGAGCCAGTTTCTGGTGTATCATAGTACTCATTCATAAAATCAGCATCCACTCTAACTAGCTTGTGTCTAACTTTAGTACCTGAATCTAGGTAGATAGTTACATATCTGATAGTAGTAAAATCTGACAATCTAGGTGTAATAGCGGAGCTTGTTTGTCCTGGTAATGGAACCCATCTAACGTTTTGTGCAGTTGCTCCGTTTTGTACATCTTTATAACAATCTAAATCTACGTCTTTAAATATTCTAAGTTCAGCATGTTCTATAAAATCATTAACAATAGCATCAGTCAAAACCTGGCTATCTGTCTCTGTGTAATCTCTAATCTGTGTTACTAATTCTGCGTATGTTGTCATGCTAATTCTGTTATTGGTCCTACGGACGCCTTTAACCCTCCAAAATCTTTTATACCACCACTTTCATAATATTTAAAGCCTAGACCTCCAGCAGCTTCAAATTGATCTATGTAGGTAGTTCTATCATCAATTAACAATTTATTTGCCCCACCATAAGGCCCTTTATTTAAATCTGTAGCATAATCTGCGCCAGCTGGAGCCCTAGCACCAGTAAGATTAGCAGCTATCCATGCATTTTTTTGTGCGGTTACAGATGCTCCTGAGGTTGTAGATAAGATTCTGTAACTTCCGTTCTTAGCTACTACTAAATCAATTAATGCGTCTGCTTCTGCTCTTTTTGCAAGAGTTTGAAAATAACTACCTGAAGAAGCAATAGCCGCTGCTTCTATAGCTGGTGTTAAGTCATACCAATCACCACCTGAGTCTAGTAACCCTTGTGATGTAGCATACGTTGCTACTGCTTGATAGTATTCTGTTAACACACCATCCATATCAACATAAACAGTTGTAGTTCCAGGATTACAATTTGCTGTTAACCATTCGTCTAAAATATCATTTGGTGTAAAAGAAAATTTATCATCATTTATTTTTGTAACTATGTGACCAGCAGCTGCATTTATATCATGGTCAACTATTCTAGAAACTTCTGGGTATGCTGGCCATTTAGCTGTTGCATCTCTAAATCTAACGCGGTCCCCGGTGCTGTAGCCGTGGCCCGGGTCTGTAACGTTAACAACAATACTATCTCGTACACCAGCAGAAAATGCGTTTTGACCTAGTAAATGAGAAACAGGTGGTTCTGTTCTTGCTGGTCTTGCGTGCTGCAATCCTTGTGTATCACCTTTAAATGTTCTTGGTACTAATTGTGGGTGCTTTTGTTCAAACTCACTTTTGTGTACCCAAGATCCATTCCACTCTTTTACCATTTCACGATATGGAAATGCAACTCCACTTCTATCCGATATTGCTTTTGCGTATTTACCTGAAGAAAAATTAGACATTTGGGTAATAAGCCTGTGGAGTTATATAAGTGCTAGTAGAAGATCCATCTTCAACAAGAGCTCTATTAAATTCATCTTCGTACAACATTTTCATTTGTTGAACTAGTTCAGGCTTTTCTTTTTGAGCAAGATAAAAAGATAATCCTGAAACCATACAAGGTATAAATCTATATGGGGCATCAACTGTGTTTTGGTATGCGCCTACATCTTGAATTCTTTTTATATAGTACAACCCAACGTAATTACCTGCAGCAGTAGCATCAGGACATTGGTACAGAGTTAGCACAGTTTTATCTATAAATCTTTGTACAAAATATTGTGTGGGTTGGCCTTTTTGTTTTTTATTAGATAGACCAGAGTAAGTTGACCTATTTATTTTTGTAAGAGCAGAATCACTTTGTGAGGTAGTATTATAGTTAGTTCTATAGACAGCTTCTAAAACATCATCAACACCATAAATACCATTGGTAGGTACAGTAGTTGCACTTGTTCCATCAGTAGCTGATCTATAGAAAATGTACTCTGCTTGTCCTTCAACAAGATCAACATTAGTATTAGCTATTTCCCAATAGTGCAATCCACGGTTTGCCCATTCTTGAAACATTATATTTAAAGAACGCCTAGCTGATCTTAATTGATATCCACTAACAGCATGAATACCTAAACGGTCATAAGCTTCCTGTATAATGTCATCTATTGCAAAACCACTTTCAAAAGTAGTTGTTCCTGATGTTGCCATCTAGCCTCCTAGTTGAACGTTACTGTAACGCCACCAGTAGTTGTTAAATCTAAATAAACACCGGTTTTAAATCTTATTCCACTTCCAGGGAAATAGATTTGTAGTCCCTCTGTATCAAACAAGAAAGTATGTGCTGTACCTGCTGCAGAAGTATTGTCATAAAGTATAACACTGCAGTTACTTCCACCTTTTGCTTGTATAGATGTAACTCTACAAGGACCTGTTACTAGTTGTCCGTCAGCTGTTAGATGAGCTGTCTTTTGGTCAGATGTAAATGATCCACCGCCCATAATATAATCCTCCTAAATTTGTGGGGCCGAAGCCCCACATTAATTAATTGTTACGCTATTGTTGCGCCTTGAACTGAAGTTGCAACCCAGCCAATCGCACTATTCCAAACTAAAGTAACTGATTCAGCTACTGCATCGAACGTAACTGTCGAGCCGTTTGCAAAAGTAGTTGGGGTTAAGGTTCCATCTCCGCCATCAACTATCATAGTAATGATTTTAACTTGTCCTGAAGTTGTACCATCAGCTAGAGTTAATGCATTAGCTCCAGTAGTAGTTAGCTCAGTGATTAGATTATCTGTATCAACTGCGCCAGCACCTGATAGCTGCTGAACTCCACCTCTTATACTTTTGCCATAAACAGCATTAGTTGTGATAGTACCCGTAGCACTTTTAGTTATATCATTAAAACCGTTCTCTGATCGGACCGGTCCTGAAAAAGTAGTTGTACCCATATGTGTATCCTCCTTATAAATTTAACACAGTCGCGAGGCCGTCTGGTCAAGTCTGTGTTTGATCCACTATACTCTTTTAAAATACTGTTTGCAAATAAAAAGGGGCGCCGAAGCGCCCCTTTAAATTAGGTAGTACCTAACAGTGCTACTTATTAAGCAGAACCGTCAGAACCGTAGATACCTCTCCAGTCAGACCAGCCGAAGCTGTATCTTTCTCTGGCTTTGTATCTCATGTTACCAGTTTCAAAATCGCCTTCCATGGCAGTTTTGATTGGTACACGTACCATATGTTTCATTCCATTAGGAACATCAGTTTTAATGAAGAACGCATCTGGATCAGTTAGGTAGTTGTTCACTACATAACCTTGAGGGATCATTCCCATTGATTTTAGTGCGTTGATATCATTATCAGCTGTTCCTACACGTTGAGCAGACTTCATAAGTCTTTCAGCAACGAACTGGTTCTCTGAAGGTATAATTAGTTTCATACCTCTTGCAGCAATTTTTAGACCACGCTCATCTTTGAACTGTCCAATGTCAATCATTGCTTGTTCAAGAGAAGTCTCAGACAAGTCAGACAAAGTAGTTGGTCTGTTGCTTAGGTTACCAGCGATAGTTGGGTGAGCGTTTCCGATTAGGGACTCACCGTCACCACCATTATAACCAGAAGCTTGGAACGCATTGTTTAATACATTCGCTGCTTTGGTTTGCTTCGTTTGAGCCATAGATCTTGCTAGTGCTTTAGTGTAACGAGTAGAAATCTTATCATACAAGTTATCTTCAACATTTTCCTCAGTTAGTGAGAAAGCGAGAGCGATTGTCTCATGTTGGTATCTTGCAGTGAAAGTTTCCTGCGCGCTATCATAAGTCACAGCAGCACCTTCTGACTTAACGGCTGCTTTGTCGAAACCAGATAACATTACTTCTTCTTCAAAAGCTCTGTCACTGTTTTCCGTGTCGAAAATCTCCGCGTGTTGATTTTCGTAGTTTTTGTACTCTAGTCCAAATAATGCATTCAGACCAGGCTCTAGCTCTTTTGCGAGCTGTTGTCTTGATATAGCCATAATTACCTCCTGCTATTATTTGTACTTGTGTTCAGTAATCGTAACATTGTAAACGATATTGTCTGAACCAACGTCAGAACGTCCTTGCTTCTTAGAGAAGCCTACGATTCTTACGTTGTTACCAGTTCCAATATCAGTTGAATCTAGTTCCGTATTACTTACACCGGTTACTGTTGAACCCGCCGCTATTGCTAAGTCAGCGTGCTTTGATATGTCGGCTTGGGCTGAAGCGCCGTCACCTTGTACTTCGAACATTTGATATGGATCGTCGTACACAAAGACATCTGCTAGCTGAGAGGCTGGTCTTGTATTTTTAAAAGTTGGTTTACCATCTGAATCATCGAAAGAGGATCCCCAAAAAACACCTACCGCGTTAGTGGCATCTGTGCCACCTTCTGACGCTACAAAAAGTTGTACATCACCTTCAGCTTCGTCGACTTTTACGACATCGCCTTGTGAGATGATAGTAGCGTAGTTTGCAAACGCTTTATAAGAGTTCATTGCCGGATCTGTTCCGCCGCCGATTTTTCCAATTGGAGATAAACCAAAAGGGGCATCTAAATTTGCCATATTGTTATCCTCCTTAAAGGGTTAAGTTAAATCGATGGTTAAACAAAGACTAGTCTTTATTTGAGCCACCAAAAGTTACACGAGTCTGTCGATCTTGATTGATCGGCATACTTGGGTGCTGTTCCTTCAAGACATCGTTTTCTAATGCTTCGTTGCGATCAGCAGTTTTTTCTGCGAAATACTGCTCTCGCGACTTTGCGAGCTCTTCGGATATCCTTGCCAGCACAAGGCCACCAACCCCGATTACTCCTGCATATTTACCTTCACTGATGATTGGATAATCACTATCAGGATATTCGTCGGATCTTACCAACTCCCATCCAGATCTGATTTTGCCTGAGATGTTCTTTGTATCATCAAAGCCCATACTCTCCGCACGCAACCATCTATGTCTGTACCCGTCTGGTGCAGGTGGTGCATCTAGTGATGATGGGGGAGTCCATACTTTAGGCTTTTCACTTTTAGCCCTAGTTTGACTCGCGCGGGAAGCTTTATTATTAGTTTTCTTTTCCATATGCTTATACCTCCTTCGCGGCTAATTGTTTCGCATATTCTTCTAGCGGCACACCTAGTCTTTTAGAAATTGCTACCTGTGATGGTGTGAGTTTCACAGTTTTTCTGCGTCCTTTATTTGCCGGACGTTTAGCACTTGCAACAGTCTGGACCGGAGTCTCGACTGCAGATTCCTTATTTGTATCAAATTTGTGTGGGAATTCAAGTCTTATTCGCTTATCAACCTCAGAATAATATTCGTCAGATTGTGGATCAAAACCTTCCTCCTCTACAAGTCTTCGATGTATATCAAATGCAGTGTAAGTCATTGCATTATCAGTACCAAACCAGGTATTTTTAGCTGACCAAGCCTCTGCTTTTGGGTCAATTTGCTGTGCAGCTTGATATATTTCATTCTGCGTAGGCATTTCTTGAGCCATTTGAGCATAGTTTTGTGGGGGTGGAGCCTGTCTTACAGGTCTATTTTCCCTAGCTTCTTTGATTTGATTAAGTCTATTCTCTTCCATAGCCATAGTAGCTATTTCTTTTTGAGCTTCAACTTGCAAATCAGCGTTGCCTTCAGCTATTGCTTGTTTAAGTTTTGCATGAGCAGACGCCATACCATTATGAACTTTTTTCTCTAGTTCTTCTGTGTACTTACCACCAAGGTGATCAAAGTTAGTTCTAACTCTGTTTGCTTGCTGCTGTACGTTCTGTGCATACTGAATAGCTTCTTCTTTTTGCCTTTCAGCTTCTCGCATTTTACGAGTAAGTTTAGCTATTCTTTTTTGGACGCCTTCTGAATATTCATCAAGTTCGCTTTTCTGAACAGCAGACTGCTGATCAGATTCCGCAGATGCGTCAGCGGGCTGACTATCGTCTTCAATGATTTCTTCAACTTGTACCTCCTCTTCTAATGATTGTTCTGGTGCCGGAGCATCTAGATCAATCTCTGTAGCTTGCTCATCGGCTTCGCCGACGTCAATTCTATCTTCATCTAGCATAGTTAATTCCTCCTATGAATTACATTGCGTGAATAAGGTCTTTTGGATCATCTATAGTTCCAAGTACCTCATCATCGTTTAACATTCTTATCTCACCACCTTCAATCTCCATACGTGATCCTGCATATCTTGCAAAGATCACCCAATCTTTTGGTTTGCACCACGGACCTGTTGGATATCTATCTTCGTCTTTGTAACAAAGTGGTCCCATCTTCAAGACATAACCAACTTGTACAGCTGCTCTTGCTCTATCTAATGTTTCTTGTGCAATAATAATTCCGCCTTCGCTCTTCTCTTTCACTCTAAAAGGCATAACTAATAATCTCCAACCTGTAGGGTTAGGTAATTTTTCTAAATTTGTTTTTGTGGGTTCTTTTTCTGCTTCGTGTTGTGCAATCTTTTTTGCATCGTCCTCAGCGTTATATTTATTTTCTAATGCGTGTGACGTTTGTGTCATGTGGTTCTGGCTCCTTTGGTTCTAGCAGGTTAGAGAGTTCCTGATTTATTAAGTCGATTCCATGAATCTTACCTATTATATACTTATAATCTTCCATGCTGTCAATCCCGCCGTTTGCTAGAGCTTGTACTAGATCGTCCATCTGAGTCTGCATGCTCTTTTTTAGTCGGTATATGACGCTTATTGGGTCTGTAGCTTCTGACATATTTTTTATCTTTGTCTCCTAGTCTTTCCCAGAATTCATCAAGTGGATTCTTGGGTTTATCTTCTTCCCCCATTTTTTCCCCCAATGTAAGATTAAGTCAATCTATTTTTTCTTGAAAATATCTACGCCCTTCAAACCGTATATACTCGCAACGACCCCGACGAATAGGGTCTGGTACCAGAAAGGGAGATTATTAAACTGCTCAAAGAACATGTGCAGTTTAGCTTGAATGTCTGGATCTTCACTAAAGACACTCCATATCAACAATATCACGGGCGCACTTACGAGCAAAAGCACGAACTCGTCTTTCCATCCCTTGTCGTTTGACTGTCTTACGGCTGCCTGATACTCGATTTCACCATTAGCCATTTTCTGTGCGTGCAACATTGCAGCATCTGACTCGAGCATTTTGCGCTGCTGTCTGTTTTTCATAATGTGGGTGCCAGCGCCGATTGCTAGTTTGACTACGTCAAGTATCATGTGATTATGTGATTATTCCTATTATAATTATAACGATAACAGCGGCACCGATGACTTTAGTTTTCCAACCCATCTCAGACCACTTGTCTATAATTTTTTCTCTTAAGTCTTGGATCATGTCGTCCTCCTCTTTTTTTTCTTCTTAGAAACACCCGCTTCGCTGAGCGCGATAGCGATTGCTTGCTTTTTGTTTACCACTTTTTTCTTAGATTTACCAGATTTAAGTTTACCAGACTTAAACTCTCTCATCACTTTGCTGATTTTCTTTTCTTTTTTCATGTAATTTTTTATTTAAGTCTTGTCTTACTTTTTCAAAATAAGGTTCCCAATCTTCATCTGTGCCTGATTCAAAGTCACCAAACTCTATGCCTTTAACCCACATTCTTTGTTTAGATGTTTTCATAGAATAAACAGGTTCAAACATATCTGTTTTAATTCCATGCTTACTGTCTTCAACAGCAATTAATTGATTGTCTTCCACAACCCAGTGAGTTCCAGAAACTTTTACTCCTTTGTAATCCCAAATATCGACTGGCAGTCCTTGTAGAACAAACTCAACTGTACCACCTCTTGTTTCCATTCCAGGAGTAATAGTTGTAATTTCTTTTGTAGTGCCGTCAGCCATCTCAACCATAGTACCTTTAACAAAACATCTAGACTGACCTTGTTTTCCGCCATGATCTGCTCCACCACCATGGTAACCTCCGCCACCACCACTATTTTTATTCTTATCCTTATCCTTATTCTTATTCTTATTTTTATTCGCATTCATTGCAGCGTTGACTTGAGATTGAGTAGCTGTGCTCATTGAGCTGTGAGGAGACTGAGCTCCCCCTGTATATCCTGATACTGTTCCGCCACTAAATGTTCCTGTGCCACTAGGTTTATTATCTCCACTTCCAGTTCCACCACTATATTGATTAGCTGCATATGTTTCTTTTAAAGTTTGTGCTTCCTCTTCTGCTGCTGCTTCTTCTGCTGCTTTTTGAGCTGCGGCTGCTTCTCTCTCTTCTTTTTCTTTTTTCTGTCGCTCTATAACTTCTTGTGCTGTTTTTTGATTAAATTCTGCTATTTCATCGTCAATTTCTTTTTGTTTCTGATCAAAACCAAATAAACCACCAAGTAAATTAAGTCCTGCAAACAATGGAGAAGCTATTGGCACTTCATCTCCAGGCACTACTCCGGTTCTAAGGTATGGATTAACATTGTCGTATACCAGTTTGCCATCTACAAATTTCATAGTAGTTTGGTTAGCTGGATTTGAAAAACTAAGTGGGTTATCTTGTGGTCTAAACCCTTCCATTCTATCTTCTGGTCCTTTGCTTCCTAGAGGTTTTATATTTTCTGGACCAAGAGATCCAAAACCTTCTGGCGGCATAGGACCTGTCGCACCAGAATTATTCGCGTCTGGATCAAGAATAGGTTGAATTGCAGGCGGTACTATTGTTGGAACATTAAAGTTTTGGTTATAGTATTGCGCTGCATAATTAGGAGCCATAAAAGGTGTGAAAGGCAAACCTCCAGCTTGTAATCCAACACGACCGCCGTATGCCATTTCACCTTCCATTTCCATTCCTGCAAAAGGATCAGTTGGATCGTTCATATATTGAGGAAACTTATCTTCTATAATATCCATTATCTGTTCAGGAGCTACGTCAGAAAATTGTTCAGTCATTTGTTTAAAAGCTTCCATACCAGTCGGGTTTAAATCGTCCATGTATCTTCCTTTTAAATCGTATACCTCTTCACTTATCGGTCCACTACCATCATAGAAAGACTTATCAGAATAACCTTGTACTCCTTCTTCATTAGTTCCATCAGCATAATAAACACGACCACCTGTATTCATGTCATCTCTCATAACACCAGCACGTTTCATTACTTCCATTTGCTGTTCTGGTGACATCATTTCAAATTCTATAAGTTCTCTTTCAGTTAACCCTTCAGCAAAACGTTCTATTACATCTTTAAAACCCATGCCTCCGTCCATAAAGCCTATACGACCACCGTCTGCTTTTGTATTAGACCCTACTTCAAAGTCTTCATCTCCTCTAATCATATCCATAAAATTACCAGCACTTTCACCAACAGCATCTTCAAAGTTACCTACATAATCCTGTTCTATATACCCTTTATCTGCAAGGTACCCACTCCCTGCTTTAGCCCCCATATAAGCAAGATCACCAAGCAAAATAGCTATACCTAAGGGACCAGTTCCCATCAAAGCAGCTCTCATTGCTATTTTCTTTGCTAATTGTCCTTTAATACCTGGAGCGTTAAGAGCTTTTTTAATTGTATTTTTTACAGATTCTCCGCCTCTAATTTTACCTTGAGCAGAATCAACCAGATCTAAAGCTTGTCTAGCTCCTAAATATTGTGCTGCTGGTCCGCCTCCTAACATACCTCCTGCTGACATTATGTCTTCACCAAGTTCAGATGCTTCTAATGCAGCTTGATCCTCTGGTGTGTATGTGTAGGCATCATCGGACGTCATGGCTTGTACTGCTGCTGCATTTGCGTTTAATTCTTTACTTAGCTGTGCTGCTTCTGCTTCTGCATTAGCTTGTTCAAAATAAGCATCTAAAGGATCTGCTTCTGGTTCATCGGGATTCAAGAGAGCTTTAAGAGCAGGAATTGTACTGTTTGTAAAATCATCTTTTAGTTCTGCTTTCTTTGCAGCTCTATCTGCTAAGTACTCATCCATTACAACTTTAGACTCGTCTCCACCATACATCCAAGAAGTGCTACCTTGCCCAGGTCGCATAGCAAACGTAGGCATAACTCCTTTTCCAAATGTACTAGTGTAGTCAACCATTAATCACTCCTCTTTTCTAAGATACTTGCTTTCATCTCTTTTATACCGTCTTTTGCCAAAGATACTGAAGCTCTTAGTTTTTGGTGCTGATCATTTTGCTCCATTTTATCTTCAGCTATCTCTTTAGCTTGTAACATTTTAGATCTCTCTAAGTTTAACTTATCTTCTGCCTCACTTTGTCTAGCTTGTTCTTGTGCTGCTTTGATGTCAAGTTCTCTGTCTTTTAATTTTAATAACGGATCACCTTCTATCTGATTAAGTGTTTCTTTTTCAGCTTTTGCATAATCTTCCATAAACTCAGAAATTAATGTTGCTTTACGTGCCTCAATAGCCACTTGTAACTCTGCTTGTTGCTGTTGAAACTGCTGAATTTGCGGATTTTGCTGCATCATTTGCGGATTTTGCTGCATTTGTTGGATGATTGGTGCCATTTGCTGTGATAATTGCTGCATACGCTGAATTTCTTGCTGATATTCCATCTCAACGTGCTCTCCAGCCATCAAAACTATGTGTTCCATGCAATTTTGCTGTAAAATTCCTAACGCTTGAGGATTATTTCTGCAAATAGTCGTACCCATAAACAATAAATGCGATTTCATGTGCGCTTGGTGATCTTGTTTTGGAAATGCTTGTATCTTTTTACCATTTAACGCCAAAACATTCTCTGTACCAGGGTCCATTGCTTGTGGTTGTGGCGGTGGTGGTAGTACCATATCGATATCTTTTACACCTAACGCTTCATACATGTGTCTGTATGCATGATAAATATTGTGCATAGCAGGATTTGACATTGCAATTTGTAATTCACTTTGTGCAATAGCAATTCTTTGTGTCTGTGAAAAAATATTTGGATCAGCAACTGGAACGATGTCTACTTTTTGATCAAAGTCTGCTTTAAATATTTCATTCTGACCACCAACAACATCATATGGATAAATAGATGGTAGATAAGTTACAAAACATCTTTCTAAAAGCATAAACTCGCATTTCATTGCTGCATAAATTCTTTTGTGTATTGCTGACATAACCCGCGATCCGCGCTCCAAGAGCGCAACTGTAGTACCAACAGCTGCTGACTGATTACCGTCACCAACTTGTAGGTCTGCTATACTCGCGAATCGTTGACCAGCGCTTACTACAACACCCATCAACTGTAATAACGTGCCATCAGGACCTTTGAAAGGTAATGGCATAAATGCATCTTTAAGGTTTCCACCAGGTGCATCAACGTCACGGAACTCGCCCGGCTGCAACGGTTGAGCTTCGTCTCTGACCCTGATGCCTCGCATCTTGAATCCGGCCGGTAAATTTGACAAGGTGCCGGCGTCTAAAAGTTGTCTTAGTGCTGCTGTTGCAGTTCTGGACAATCCGCCGATCATGTGAATTAAGCCGAACCCGTAAAATCCGAGTCCTGGTAGAAATTTAAAGTGGACGAAATAATCTTTACGTTTTTTGGTCTGGTCTTGTTCATCCCAGTTCCTTTTTACGCTTAAGACTTCTCCTGAACCTTCGTCCAAGGTTACTATGTAAGGAAACTTGACTCCTGTAGACTCATTTGTTTTTGGATCTATGTCCTCAAATCCTTCTATTTCTAAATGGACATGAGCCTCAAGGATTGTAAATGTTTCGTTCTTATCTGGATCAACACCAGATAGTTCATCTTTTTTATCTGAGACAGCGTCTGGATTAACAGATCCACTTTCTCCTAAATCAATATCTCTATATACACCTGCTAGTTGTTGCATGATGACATCATTTTTAGTCATCTGTATTTTGTGAATAATGCACTCTGTATCGTCTAATGACGTTGCAGTATAAGGAACATATAAATCTTCTGCTGGTACAAACTTAGATACACATCTTGCAAGAACTGCATCGTAATAAACTTTTTTAAATGTAGAACCAGACAACGGTAAATTAAATAACATTTGATCAAACTCAGGTTCATACTCTTTCATGTTTATCATTAGCTGATAGTTCATGAACTCTCTTACACGTTTTGACTGCTTTTGTTTCTCCGGTGTTTCTAATCCTATAATCTGTGTTCTAACAGGACCACCTGCAGGCATAAGTTCTTTGTAAGCTAGTGCTTGAAACTGTGTTACTGCTTCTGCAAGAACTGGGTGGGTAGCCCCACTTGATCCTTGGAAAGGCTCAGTTCTGTCTTCGTACTTAAATCCAAGTAAGTCTAATCCGTTTACGTAAGTTTGTTCCCAATCACTTCTAGCTGACTTGCAGTCTTCGTATTGTTCCATAACTTCGTTTGATATTTCATTAAGAACATTTTCGTCTAAGACTTCTGCTATGTTTTCTTGGTGACCAGCCATAGGTTGTTCCTGTTGTGGTTCACCAAAATTTATAACAGCACCACCATCTTCAAACATCTCTACGTTAGAAGGTTGTGGGTCTTCTGCTTCTAGTTCTACTTCCTCATCATAAACGGTAGTTGGATCTTTTAATTCATCCACTCCTTGATCAGGTATATTTTTATCTATCGCCATGTTATCTCCTTGTTCCGAATAAATTTCCTACACCAAAGCCTGACATACCACCTAATACTTGATTGCCAAACATATTATTACCGTACGGGTTAACTCCATTATTATTATCGTTTCTTAATTGTTGTAATATTTGTCCTTGTCCTTGGGATAGCCCTCTTCCTAAACTCTCTAGTTTTTGATCTAAGCCCACACCAACTTGTTGAAAATCGTCCATACCAGCATATGTATCTGCTAGTCCTTGTTGAGCTTGCATTTCTTGCATTCTATAGTTTTGCATTTGTTCGTTTTGTCTTAACTGAAACTCTTGATTTTGTTTTCTTGCTTCTGCAAAAAAGGGATTGCTCGCCAGCTGACTTATTCGATCTTGAAAAGGTGACATCTGTTGATTAATTCCATACAAGTCTTCGTTAGTCATTGCATTTCGTTGCGCTACTGTAGATTCTGGAGCTGCAAGAGTATTAACAATACCACCTGATGCAAAACCTGACTCACTGCCGTGAAGTCTATAGACCATTCTAATGTACATGTCTGTACCTTCTGGATCTATCTCCATCAGTTTTTGTAACTTAGCATCATCATACAAAATGTGTGCTCTAAACTTCTCGTAATCTATTTCTTGGAGCATTCCTGTTTGCATTAAACCTTTATAACGAGGTGAATCCAAAACCATTTGTTCTATTTCTGCATACTGATCTAAATCTAAACCTGGCTCTGATCTAGACATCCTTCTCATCTGTTGTAGGTCTGCAACAACATCTGGTTTGTGTCCAGTGTCAAAAGGTTTTCTTGGAAACATTGATTCTTCGTCTGCGCCTACAAGTCTTCTTATTAAATTGGCAATGCCTCCACCTTTTAATCCTACTCTTCCACCGCTTGCATTAGGTTCTCTTAGTTTGTTGTACGCATCTATAAATTTTTGAATTGCTTCTCTTGGAGGAACGCCATCTTGTAAGTCTTTTACAAGATCATCTAACATCATTTCTTTTTGTCTCATTCCTCTTACAGCAAAATCAGCTTCAGCTACATAATTCTCTGATTGTCTTTTCATAGACTCCATGTCATCCATCATTTTTCTAATCTCATCATCAAGTTTGCTGGTACTCATAATACCTTCTCCTTTGACAGGCCCTCTAGCAAAACCTTCTCTCATGTGTCTTGCAAAAACTGGGTTTGACATTCTTGAAACACTTCTAGGTAAACCAAGATCTATCATGTTTTGGAACATCTCATTATCGACTTGAGATTCACCCATTATGTACTCCCTAAACCTTGGATCTCTGTCCATCAAACTTGTTCTAGCTACTCTCATGTCTAATTCATTATCAGGAACTAAATTTCTCATGGATATGTTGCCGGCAGGAGTTTTAGGTTGCATCATTGATCCAATACCTTTGTCACCTCCTATACCTAAAAGTTTTAACAGGTATCTAATAAAACCACCCTTTGCTGCGCCTACGCGTCCACCAAGTCTATAGTTTTCTGGAAATGGGTTTTGGTAATAAATCCATTTTTCTGGATCTACTTCGTTCTTTAAAAATTCTGCGTATGTGCCTTCATAATTTTCTCTTAAATATCTTCTAAGTAATTCTACTTCACCTGGAGCTTCTTTCATCATTCGCTCTATATTAGCTTTTATAATTCCTTCTCTACCAGGAAAGTTTCCGTATGGTGCGCCTTCTAATTGTAAAGATTGATTGGCCGCGCTCCGCGCTAATTGTGCCGGTTCTATATTTGTAACGTTGTTCGCGCCGCCCGGACCAAACACATCATCTGAAAATTTATACATTGCATTTGTGTGTCTTAAAATCTGTTGGTCATCACCCATAGCTATTGCTTTTGCAACTAAGTCTTCTAATCTTTCTTTTGCAGCTGTAGGAAAAGTTTCATTGATCTGCATGTACTCTTTGACATTGTTTGTAAAGTCATCGCTAATGTGGAAAGCGTCTCTTTTTGCAAACTGTGGATCCATACGAAGATCAACATTGCCATATTTCATTTTAGCAATCTGTTGAATTTTGTTCGAGTCAAGTCCAGCTTTGGTACTTGCTTTCAATAATGACATCACAAAATTACTCATTAGTAATACGTCCTTCTACGTTCAGGAAGTTCCTCGTCCTCGTAATCTTCGGGGTGTTCAACGAAACCACCTTGTCTAAATCTCATTAATGCTTGAGTCATACTATCCACGAGGTCATCATGTTCACCAAGTGGGAATGCAGCGCACTCCTCAATCATCTCATCAGCAAATTTGCGATCCGGGTACCAAACCATTCCAGCTTCGAACAACGGAGCAACAGAATTTACTCTAGTATGTTTATCATTTCCTTTGCTTGGTGTAAAGTTAATAACTGGTATACCCATTTTTCTTAATTCATAGGTTAATGGCAGTCCTGATGCCTTTGCCTCAACAATTACAGTCTCGGGTTTCCAATAATCGTATTGTTCTTTGGCTTTTGTACGTAATTCTGGGAATTCGTACCTATCTTTGAGTACATCAAGTAAAATAATCCGCGGTCCGCCGTCCTCGAGCTCAAATACACCCCAAGTACTGATCGCGGAGTAGTCAGCAGTCTCTTTTTTCATAAATGCAGTATCATATGACTGAATTACGTGTTGAAGTGCTGGTAGTTTGTCGTGTGGCCACTTTTTCCACCACTCTCGTTTTATAATACTACCTTCAGCCGCTGTTGGGTTCTGCTGGTACTGCGCATTCCATTTTAGTATACTTACGGATGCTTTCACCGCTTCTAATTCTTCTAGTTTCCAGTATCCTGGCCATACTGGCTTGCCTGATGGTAATATTGCGGGGAACTCGATCACTTCCCACTGGTCTGACTTTGCTTCTTTTTGTGCTTTCATTAGCTTACCTGTCAGGTCAGCAACTGACCATCGAGTCATCACAACAATTATCCTACCTC